GATAATGTAAATGATCTTTATAAAAGTCCTAAAATGTTATCAGCTTTGTTTGGTCAAATAAGAGAGCTATTGATTTATATTGAGCCTAGAATTAAAAAGTTTGTAGTTGAAGGTGATGGTAAGGATAATTGGTTAGAAAAAATTAAAGAACTAAAAGAAAATTATAAAAAAATTGTATCATAATGTTACCATTTAAAGAAATTAAAATAAGTGATAATACATTTATCAGAGAGTTTGGTCAAGATACCGACTCTGGTGAAAATTATTTCAACAAAACACCGAGATAGAGAAGACACCTTTTAATATATACTTTATGAATTTAGAAATAATATACAAAAGTATATGTGATCGTGGTCAAATTAGAGTATTGGATAAATCAGTATATACTGAGAAGCATCATATAATACCGGTTTGTATGGGTGGTGATAATAAAAAAAACAACCTAACAAAACTGACCGCTAAAGAACATTTTATCTGTCATAAAATATTATGTAAACTATATCCAGATAATGAAAAGTTGAGATATGCTTTTTGGGCTATGTGTAATCAGAAAGTTAATAGAAATTATATTGTATCCTCAAGAGATTATGAATTTGCTAAACTTTTGTGTCTTGAAATGTGGAAAAGGCCAAAATCTAAAAATGTGATTAATAAAATAATTGAGACAAAAAAATATAATAAAGTTTTAAGACAATTAAATGGTGAAAAAATCAATAGAGAACAAAATGGTGAATTAAATCACAATTTTAATAAAAAATGGATAACTAATATTTTAACTAATGAGTCTAAGATGATAATGGGTGATATTCCGGATGGGTGGAAATTAGGTAGAGTTAAAATTGGTAGTTTGGGTAAATCTAATTCAATTGGTAAAAAATGGTATCATAATCCAGAAACAAATGAGGAAAGATACTTTAGTGGTGATGCTCCTATGAATTGGATAAGTGGTAGATCTAAAAATATAAAATTGGGTGGTGATAATTTATCTGGTAAAGTTTGTTATTTTAATACATCTTTAAATAAAGAAAGATATTTTAGTAATAGTGATGTAATACCTAATGGTTGGATAAAAGGTAAATTAAAAAGTAGAGTTTGGTTTTATAATCCTGAGTTAAATGTTGAGAAGTTATTTAATTTGGACTCGGTGGAATTTGGATTTATTAGAGGTAGATTGTCCAAATTACCATTTAGTGAAGAGATTAAAAACTCAAATGAATCTATAAGAATTTTTAAAAGTGATATAGATGATGAATCTCTTATGTGGCATAGAGACCGAGAAGATCGTATAATTGAATCTATTGGTGATACTGATTGGATGATACAATTAGATAATGAACTTCCTAAGAAGATTGGGGGTGAAGTTTTTATACCAATGGGTATTTATCATAGATTGATTAAGGGTACTGGTGACTTAAAAATAAAATTAATAAAAAAAGACCAATAAAATTATTGGTCTTTTTTATTATAATTAATCTAATTGATTTACTACGTTGTCTATAATCATATTCTTCATATATTCTTTACCTTCTTCATCGCTAAATCCTTCCACTGAATCTGGATTTGAAATTACTATTAAACATAAATAATCACTTTTATATTAACTATTAATCTTCTCTTTTGTGAAGTTTGCTTTCAACATCTCTTTATTTTCAACAAGTGTTTCTTTTTCATTCATTAAGTTGAATACGAATTCCACTTTATCTCTTTTTGATTTGTTTTTGATTTCGTTTACTAATTCTTGATTTTCCATTTTTTATTTTAATTTTATAATGTAAATATATGAATATTTTTGATAAAAAGTATTTATTTTTTATTTTTTAGATTTATTATATTGCCAATGAATATAATTGTTATTGCTAACCATAATGGTGATAATACAATTGACCAAGACCAATTTATGGATCCGATCAGTTTAAGGATTATTAATACAATTAATAATGGTCCTAAGAAGTTTACTCTTTTCATATTTTTAAGTTTTAATGTTTATAATACAAATATAAACATATGTACTGAAATATAAGTTCAGTTTGAATTTTAATCAACTTTTGATTTGTAATTTTCATTATAAATTCTAATTACTTCATCAAATTCTTTTAGAATACCATTTTTATAGTTTTCATTTTCATAATTTTGTTTCTGAATATATTCTCTGATATATGATTCATATTCTAGTTGAATTGATATATCAATTAAACCATCTTCTGTTTCAACTGATTCAATGATCGGTTCACCCTCATCGTTTGTTTTAACTATGTCGTCTATATATTCAACAGATGCAAAATTACCATTTTCTAACATCGCTTCTAATTTTCTACGTAATTTTCTATTACTAACTAATAAGTTATTTGATATAGATAAATCTATGTAATCTTTTGTATTTTTTAATGTGTCTAAATCATCAATAGATTTTTCATCTACTACTCTATATTTTTTAAAAACTGGTGATACATTATTTGGTATGAAATCAATACTACCAGTATCTAAATCAAGTGTAGTTACACCCTTTTGGTCACCAATATCATTTCTATCCATTTGCCATAAACTACCTATGAATTTGAAATTAGCATTCGTTTGTTTGATGTGCACATGTCCACTGAATACTTCTTTATATTTATTAAATTCATGTACATCTATTTTATCATTATTTCTATGGGCTACTGAATTTAAGTGCATTCTACAACCATTTAAATCAGAGTGACAAAATAGATAGTCACCAGGGTTATTTTCTATACATTTGATTAGTTCTGTTCTTTTTTCAACCCAAGGTATTAGTATTAAATCCTTATCTTGGATTCTTATCTTACTTGGTTTTTCATATACTTTTATATTTTTATTTATATATCCGAACAATCTAACCGAATTAACTTCGTTGGATCCTTTGTTCCATAGATCATGATTCCCGACCATTATGTGAATTGGTATGATCTCTGATATATCTTTTAATATCTTTTCTACTTTATTTATTATATTTATGGGTATTGCTGTTCTATTGTCAAATAGATCACCTAAATGTATAAGTATATCACCTTCTTTTGCATTTTTTTTTAATTCTGGTATTAAAAAATTATAAATTGTATTCTCCATCATATTTAACCATTTATCTAAATTATTCAGATAAATTCCAAAATGTGTATCAGTGATCATAAAAACTTTCATAGTAAAAATATTATTTTTTGTATAAATGTGTATAGGGACACATTATTACTTTATATATATTATATGGAATATGATAAAATAGTTTATAATGAATACTTTGTATATTTTCTAGGATTTTTGTGGTCTGATGGATTTGTAGAAAGAAAAAGGGTTGGTATTGAGATTGTTAAAGATGATGCGATTAAGATAGTTGATGATATCAAAAAGATTAACTTCTTAAATATATGTACAATGGAGAGACATCGTGAAAATAGGAGACCACAAATGACAATTTACTTTTGTAATGTGGAATTTTATGATAGTTTTATATCTAAATACTTCATTAATAAATCTTATAATTCACCAAATGCTCTATTAGAATTGATACCTGATGATTTTAAAAGATTTTTTTATCAGGGATTGATTGATGGTGATGGTTGTTTTTATTTTAATTTGAAGAATAAAACTAGACAATTTTATGTAAGCTCTTGTTATGATCAGGATTGGACACATGTGGTTAATTTATTTGATTCATTATCTATAACACAATATGAAATAAGAAAGATTGTAAATAAGAATGGTAATAGATCATCTTATATTAGAATTAAAAAATATAAAGAAATTGAAGTGTTGTATAATTATTTATACCCGAATGGATTTGAATTTGGATTGAAACGAAAGTATGATAAATGTTCTGATATAATAAACAATCCTCCAGTATATAGTTCAAATAAATCTAAAATAAATATAGAAGAATTAAAAATGAATATTGAATTTGGTATGAAAATAATGGAATTATCTAAGATATATGATTGCGAATGGCGAAAAATATATGATTGTTGTAAAAAAAATAAAATAGAATATCCTAAAGGTTTCTTTTCTGGTATACCTAGTTATGTGATTAAAAAACCTAAAATTAGTAGATTTTTGCCATATGAAGACGCTAAATTATATGTTCAATGCTTAGGTATTAAAAATCAAAAAGAATGGAATATTTATTCTAAAAATGGTAAACCAAGTAATATACCAAGCAACCCTGTAAGTGTTTATAAAAATTCAGGGTGGGTATCTTGGGGTATTTGGTTGGGATATCAATAAATAATAACATAGTTTATTATAATTCTCAACGAAAATGGAAAAAAATAGGTTTTTTATTATAATATATACATTATATAAAATTGTAAAAACAAGAGGTAAAAATATTAAAATATATACTTTATGATTGTTTAACAATTAAATAAAAAATAATTAAAAAAACATGGCATTACCACATTATACGCAGTTGCAGGGAGTTGGATCACCAGGTGGTCCAGGTACTTTACCTGATGAAGTAGTATACACTAATCTATTTGAGATTACATTTATCTTACCAGTTATTTTAGTAGCTCAAAAAAGAGATCCTATTTTACTTTTAGAGAACGCTACTAAAATTGATTTATCAAATTTAACTAGTTTTGATGTTACTGCAAAAGAGCAAAGATTTAAGTATTCTACAAGACAATTTCAAACAACACCACTTAAAACTAGTGGTGAATTTAGCATTCCTTTCCAGGTTAATGTTAACCAAAATGGGTCAATGGAGACTTGGGCTACTATGAAAGCTTGGTATGATTTGTTATTTAACTCTCAAAATGGTACTTTACATTATAAAAGTGATTTAATTGGTACTATTATTGTTAATCAACATGATAAAAAAGGTGTTATTTTGAGACGTGTTACTTTCCAAAACTGTCAAATTTCTAAATTAACAGGTTGGGCATTGGATTGGGCTAGTAATGAGATTGTACAATCAGTTGAAGCAACATTCCTATATGATTATTTCGTTGATGAGTACATTGATCAAAATTTCTCTATTACTCCTCCACTTATTTCTGGATATTAATAAAATTAAAAACTCGCAATTTATGCGAGTTTTTTTTTGTATATGAAAAAACCCACCAATTGGTGGGTTTTTGTTTAAAATTTAGGCATATTGTTTGTCATATTTGAAGCATTTTTCATCATTGCATTTGTATCAGGCATTGATGCCTTCTGACCTTCTTCTTCTGTTTTTCTATGCTTCTCCTCTTCCTCTATTATTTGGTTTACAATTTTAATGTTTTCTTCTAACATCCAGAATGGCCATTTATCCATTGCTTCTTCTTGTGTGTTAAAATGTTTTTGTAGCATTAATTTACTCCGCAATAAATGAGTCAAATGCATCTGAAATAACGAAAATACCTGACGCTCCGTTGGGAAATTGCATATCAGTGTGGATCTCCTGACCACACGTACAAGTTTTCTTTAATTCCTTAATACCAAATGTCATTTTTCCTACTGCTGCATTCAAGAATTGAAAAGAAATATCATCCATTTCTTGGAACTCTTTCAATTTTGCCTTAATACCCTCATATGTTATGTTTGATCTACCTGCTAACATAAATGGGATTATTTTTAAGAAAGATAGATTAGGTGTATTTTTATCATTATTTTCTCTAACTATATAATCAGTGAATGCTTTTTGTAGACCAATATTAGGTGGTGTTAATTCAAATGTTTTTCCATTTACTGCTTTGAAGTGATAACTACCTGTATTACGATTGTAATATTTTTCTAATTTTTCATCAATTGTGTGGAATTCAAAGTTTTCTCTTTTTAATTCTATTTGGTGCTCTTCTCCACAAGAAGTACACTTGGTGTTTACACTAAGATTGTTACCTTGTTGAAATGTAAGTTCTCTAATTAAGAATATTAAATACAATCTATCTTGATCTTTAATATCTAAAAATGATCCAATTTTACCATCTGCATATTTAATTCTTATACAAGCTTGTAACATATCATTCATTTTCTCAACAATATCATAAAAGTTATTATCATCAACCATTGAATATGCTTGTATTTCTCTAACCTGTGCAGGTCTTACCATAAATAAAGAACCTTGTGGATAAAATTCACCACAAGGTAGTTCTCTGATATCAAAATTAAAAAATTGAAGATCACTAACCTTTGTGTTTTCTGATATACTTGCACTTACATTAAATGGTATATCAGAGTTGATCTGTGTTTCTTGTGTTAAGGTTCTTTTACCTTCTTCTTGGTCTAGAAGATGTCTTCTTAAGTAATCTTCTTCGCTCATTTCGTTATTATTTGACATAAATAAGTTTTTGTTTTTTGATTATATATTACTTATCATGCTCTCCCTTTTTATAAAATAATATTGAATTTATATATCCATTTTTTATTCCCCGCATTATATATTTTATGATAGCCTAATTCTGACATTATTTCCTCTTCTGTTTTATTTGGATCATAACCCATTTTAATTAGTTTTTGTTTTCTCCAATTAAACCTATGTTCTCTTATACCATCAATTACATACCAATAACCTGGATTAGATGTATGTGAATATTCAAAACCTAGTTTCTCATATAAATATCCATCAGATATAAGATTATCGGAATAAGTTTCTATTTGTAATGGTGTATATTTATTAATGAAATAATTCAATATCTTTGATGCACCACCTACAACATTTGTGTTTACTATATTACAAAATCTAGTTAATTCATAGTGTTTTTCTTTATTTCTATTTATTTCTTTTCTTTGTAGTGGTAGTCTTAGTTTAGAAAAGGTCATTAATGATACAAGTATATCATTGTTGAATAATCCAATTCTTATGGATGATTTACAATCACCTTGTAAGTGATTTTTGTATAAAAAATCTCTTGATTCATTATATGATATTTCTTTTATAATACAGTTTCTAGCATATATTTTCTTATCAGTTTTATTTAGTTTATTGATAATGAATGATTCACATATTTCTCTGTTTTTGAGCCAATCATCTTCCCATATAGTTATTAATTTTATACCATTTTCATTAGCCTTTTCATATTTATCTAAATGGTAATTATTTGGTTTGTATTTATCAGAGTGCCACCAAACACCATTAAATTCAAAGCCTAAATTTAATTTGGGTATATAAATATCTATCTCATATGGTTTTATTATATTTTTACAGTCTGATATAATTTCACCATCATAGTTATTTTTTATGAAATTATATAGCTCAATTTGTGATATTGAGGCATTCTCTGATATTGGGAAACAATTTGTGCATATATGTGTGTTATTGTTTATTCTACTATAAAATTGATATGGTAGTATATGAAAATCATTCTCACATTCTTTACATTTAAATATTAAATTGGTTGTCATTCCCTTATTGAAGCCTTTAAATTCAAATTTATTGTGATCTATTTTATCTTCTATTCTTTCTTTATAGGATTGGTAAAAGAAATCTATAGTTTTTTTATGTATATCTTTATTCATCCAGGGGTGTTCTGTGCCATATCTTTCCAATGATGTATTTTTGTAAGTTTCTTTATGATTGCTAGTTTTGAAACTCTCTATCCTTCTTTTTGATATATCTTCTGAATGGCTTGGGCAAGTTACTCCATAGTTTTTTAATAAAGTTTGTTTTGATTTCTCTTGTGTATCATTTGATGACATTGGTGAATTTCCACCATATCTAATATTATTAGTTTTGATTATTTTGTCCTTTATTTCTTTTGATTGAGATGGTGTTTTTGTGCCAAATTTTTCAATAGATTTAATTTCTTTTCTTAAAATAATGTTTGGATCACTGCTAATACATTTTTTTGAACAATAATTTAAATATCCTATGGTTGAGTTTTTAAATTTAACACTATTGTTACAATTGGGATTTTGGCATTTTGGTGTATCATTTAATCCATTAATAACTATATAAACTTTTTCTTTAAATGGTATATCTAATTTACAATTATCTATAATATAATTATATTCTTCTATGTGATTTTTACTCACATAAGATTCTTTAGTCATTTTACCTGATTTATCTACTATTCTGAATATATTTAAATCCATTTTTATTATATTAATTTAATTTTAATATGTTTATATAAAAAAAGGCTTCTAATTAATTAGAAGCCTTTTTATTTTTATATTATTGATTTATAAGAAACCACCTGCTGCAATAGCACCTGTTCTAAGTATAGTTACGTTATTAACTATTATTCCCATACCCTTAACTGGTTCAACATATGTGTCTAATACTCCTATCTGATTATCTATTATATCAGAAGTGTTATTTTCTTCATCCATTTTATTAAAATAGTTATAAAGACCACCTTTATTTACATATGTTTCACAGATAACATCTGCTCTCATTTTAATTTCAGCTCTTGTATCTGATGTATTGAATTTCCATTGGAAGTCTAATAACATATCGGATAATTCTCTTTCTAATTCAATTAAAACTTCTCTTACGTGGATATAAGAAAGTGCAGATTTGTATAGAGTTTGAGCTGTGTTTTCGGTTTCAATAACATTTCCTCTGTTTCTTTTGAAAACAATTGGGTTCATTTGAGCACCATTAAGGAAATCAATATCATCTGGTGTGAAATCCATCTCTAATCCAGAAATATTAGTAATTCTACCATTGGTAACACCTGCTGCAATAGTCCAAGGAGTTATTCCGCCAACATTTGAATTTTGTTTTTTCATATATGTTGTTGCAACGTGTGATGCTGGTGGCATATTAAGAGGTCTACCATTATCATCTACTGTTAAGTAAGGTAAGAAATAACCAACTGCTGTTGTACCAGGACCATCACCAAATGAGTATAAGAATGCTGGGCTACTTTGTGGGTCAGCACCATTTGCGATATATTCTGCTTGTAATACTCCATCAGAATCAACGAATGATGGTGAAGTAGAGTTTTTGAAGTCTTTCATAGATGGCATGTTTATAAAACCAAATGCATCTAATCTATCACCACAAATATCAACTAATTGTTGTTTAGATCTTTCAATTAGACCATTACCGAAAGCATCTACTAAATATCTGAAATCAAAAGATTCTTTATTTGTTATTGCTTTGAATAAAGGAGTTCCTTTTGCAATTAGGTTTAATATTTCGCTTTGTTTAGTTTCTGTTCCATCTGGTAGAGAAGCTTGTCTAACTCTGAAACCTGTCATAGTAACACCTTTATAAGTGTTTGCATAGTTTTCAACTTTTTGGTATCTAGTTACTTGGTAAGAAGAACCTGAAAAAGATTTTTTAATAGATGAATCACAAGTAATTTCAATTAATGATGAATCACCACTATATTGTTTTTTTGATAGAATTCTTGTTAATTTTCTAGCAACTTCACCAATTTCTAATATTGTGCTATCATATTCAGCATCTAGGAAGTCTCCAACAACAACTTCTGTATATCTCGAACCATTAACAAGTATTTTGTTAGGAACTTCAACATAATTAGTAGGAGGAACAACAATATCCAATGTTTGTTTATAGTTAGAATCCGCTGATTGTACATAGAAAGTGTTGATATTATTAGTTATTGTAAATGGATTGTTAGATTGTAATAAGCTATCCATGAAATTAACTGTCATAATACCTGTTATATCATCGTATATTTTCAAATAACGTTTTGTAGCATCTAGTGTATTATTTACTTGTGTAATATTATTAGCAACTTCATATGAAGTATTTTCATTTACTTGGTAATAATAAGTATTAGATGATGTGTCACCGAATAGTGATTTAGAAACTTCGCTTAATATAGTGAACGTACCAGTATTTGAAATAGCACCTCTAACTTGTATTTGATCACCATTGTTAAACATTGGATCAACTGAACCTTCAAATGATATATAATCATTTCCAGCAATTAATGAGTAAGTAACACCTGTTGCTAAACCAGAAACATAAGATGGTGTTTCACCTGGTAAGAAAGTTATAGTATATCCACCATTTGCAATTACTGTATTAGGAACTGTATTTTCATAAATAAAGTCACCAGTATTGATATAACCATCATAGAATTTAGTATAAAGATCAGAATATTGTGCTACAACACCACTTGCAGTTGCTGAATTGCTAGTATCAGCTACAGTGTTTTTTGTTATTAATCCAGCTGAACCTAAGATAAGCTCGTTGTCCACTGTATAGAATGCTAATAAACCGTTTAATACATCTGTTAATTGAGAATTATCTAAACCTGTGTTAAAATCAAATGCTTTATTTTGTGTTGTAGATGTTATTATGTTTGATATGGTCATTCCACTTAATGAAACTTTATCCATATTAATATTTAATAACATTGTCATTTTATCTTTGTTAGGTCCATCTAATAAATCTACTAATCTGTTGAACATTTTAAATCTTCTATATTGTGTATAGTTTGATGTTACAGCAGTGTTATTTGTATTTAAGAAAGTAACCGTGAAAGAACCATTTGATCCTGAAATAGGTGTAATTGTATAATCTGTACTAAAAGTAAGGTTTTTATAACCTAATGAATCAACATAAACATTAGTTTGGATTGGTGTTCCTATTACTTTTTGATTTTTGACACCAAAAGTGATATAACTCAATACCATATCTGTTGGAGCAACAGATGGGTTTGGAGCAACAGATGGGTTAGTTTGTGGTGTTAGTGAGTTAACTAATTTAATAGTCCCTGTTGTATCTAATACTACAGCAGAAGAATATGTTGCAATTGTTGAACTATTTGTATAATTACTTGCAGTTATTGTTAATGGTGTTGTATAATTACTTGTTAATTGTATATAATTATCACCAACAACTGAATATGCAATAGCATCTGTTTTATAAGATATAGATATTGTACTACTTGTACCAAAACCACCTGAGTTATCACCAGATGCCGTAGCAAATAAATGAAGACCATGTACATAATCCTCTGCGAAGTATGTAGTTCTATTACCATTTTCAACTACTCCAGTTTGCACAGGTGTTCCAAATGCGTGATCATTAGATGTGAACTTTGAATATGTTCCTATTAAAGCAGTTACGTTTCCAGGTAAGTCTAAAGGTTTATTTGTAAATGCAACTTCTTCCATAATAGTCTCATTATAAGATAAGAAATTAATAGTAGAAACATTTTCACCAGCGATTGTATTACCAATAAGGTCAATTTTACCATTGTAGAAATCAGCCTCAACTATATCATTATTAAATGCACAGAAAATTCCTGTTTTATCAGTATCTCTATTGATAGTTGTTTCAATGAATATGTTAGTTCCATTAGCATCTCTAAAATAAGGGATCAATGAAAGTCCTTCGTAATAAGCTAATGTTGTTACGTTTCCATCATTTGCAAAATTTCTAATTTGCTCTTTTCTTAATCCAGATGTATTGAAATATGCACCCCATCTTGAATCAATTGAAAGTTTTTGATAATCAGACCAATCACCAGAAACAATAACAACATCAACCATATAATCAGAAGCCCAATCATTTGTGCTAACATATGGTGGAACTTTTTCAGCAGCACCATACCACTCTATAAGAGTTCTATCAAAACCTGAAACTTGTGTATGGAATACAAACACGGTTGCATATCTATCTGACAAATTAGTTAAATTGAAAGCTCTATCTGTATAACCTGTATTAGATTTAGTTAAATTGATAAAAGATTCAGTGTCTCTTTTCCAGAAACCTGTTGTATCATGAAATCTTCTATACGGACCAACTCTTTCTATGTCATTAGAAACATTAGCCGATGATGATAATGATTTATATTCTATTGTGTCTAAGGTGTCATCTGTTAACAATAAGTTTATTGCATAAACAGGAGAGCTTTCTAACATCTTAGAAATAGTTCTGTGGAAGAAAGAATCTTTTCTTTCTAATCCTCTATCCAATTGACCGAAGATGCTTTCCAAATCGTTGGTATTAGTTAATCTAATTGGTGTATTAACTGGTCCCTTTTTAGAGACACCAATTACCAAGTTAGTTATACCATCAACTATTGGAGCAGATATAACAGAGTTATCATATTCCTCTAAAAATATCCCAGGTCTTTTGTATTTTCCTATTTGAATTCCCATACTTTTATTTTAATTTTTTTTAGTTAATGTATATATAAAATGAAAAAAACGATATTTTTCTTATTTTTGAGGTATATTTTTCAAATTCGTTTCTGAATCCTTTAAATCTTTAATTATCTTATTCATTTTATCATCAAAATCTTTCTTTGATTTATTATAATCTGCTGTTAGTTTAGATATAGAAGTGTTATTTAGGTTATCTCTATCATCTATCTCTTTTATTTTTTTTGTGATAGAATCAATTGCACTTTTATCCGTTTCAGCATTTTTATCTTGATTTAGATCATCTTTTGTTAATTTATCATCTAAATTACTTTTCTGTAAAGTTTCTATTTTTCTTTGTAAATTAAGAACTGTTGTTAGTTCTTGTAAGAATGGATTTCTATCTTTATCAGTTTTATCATCTGATTTTCCTAATATCTTTTCTACTTCTGTTTTTAAAGATGTATCATCATAAAGTAAACTACCATCCGTATTTTTGGCAGTATATATTTTAATTAATTGATCCTTATATGTATTGTAGTCCTTAAGATATTCATCATTTGTGTTGATATCTTGTTTCTCCATTTTTGTAGTTGGATCATCCGATAGATTTATTGTTAAATCCTCAAAGAACTTTTTATATGTTTTTAAATTTCTCATATTTTTTTGATATATAATTTATTTTTGTTATTATTTATCTTACCCACCTTACTATCCTCTATTGTTAATAATGGTGCGTATATTTTATCTTCTAGTGTTAACCAATAATGATTCAATACTTTAAATTTGGTGCTTTTAGTTTCATTATTATCTAAATAACTAATTTCTAAATCATTACCTAGTGTTAATAATTCACTTAAATTTGACGTAGATGTATATTTGGTTATATACTTCAATGTTTTATTCTCTTTTTTGTCTGAGTATTCTTTATCAAGTTTCAATTTGGATAAATCACCCTTTTCTATTATTTTCTTTCTACCATCCTCTTTATCTTTATTATTGGAATCTTTAATATCATCATTTAGATATCCAAATGTTTTAGAAAAAGATAATGCTACACCATTTTTTGTATCTAATATTCTGAAGAAGTAATATTCATTTTCTTTTTCATCATTTAGTGATTCTACATTTAATGCAAAAATTTGATTATTTTTCAATTCTTTATTAGATGTATTTTTCTTGAATTTTATTCTTATTGATTTGTCTAAAATTGTTGTTGCGTTTTTAGTATTTGATTCTGCTTCTTCTTTAGTTATTGTAAATGGGTTTTTACTAGTATCAACATCCACACCAAAATAATCATTTAAAAATTTGGCCTGTGCACCCGCCTCACTTCTTCCAGATATCTTATATAATGTCTCGCCATCCAAAATATCAGTAATAAATTTTCTTAGTTTAGCACCAGCACCTTCTTTTTCTTCATATTTAGTGGTTTTGTCATTTCTTGTGGTATCTTTATCACCTGTTTTTTCAATATTATTGGTTTCGGATGTTTTTCCTAATATCATTTTAGCTTTAAAAATTGGTGCATATTTTTTATCACCTAGTATTTTTAATACAGCATCTTCCCAAATATTAAATATTTTATTATTTCTATAAGGGCCTGACCAACCATTTAATTGACCACCAGATTGTTGACCACCAAACGATGTGTATTCCCCAAATGTTCTAGGATCTACTGTTCCATTAGAACGTTTAGTAATAGTAGAAACTGTGAATATTTTATATGCTCTATTGAATAATCTTATTATTTCAATAATTGGATCCATTCCATTAATAACTATATTATCTGGATCTTTTGCAAGTTCTTCTAAATTATTTTTTATTTTATCAGCTTCAGTTCTATCAATTACATAATCTTTAACAGTTTTACAATTTTTATTAAAAAAATCTTCAATTCTTTCAGATATTGTTCCTGTTTCAGGATCACTTGCACTTGTTTCACTTTCCTTATTATTTTGGATATTATTAGATTTATCTTGTTTATTATCTGATTCCTCAATTTCTTTTGCAGTATCTGGATCTAACAATTCATTCATTTTAATAAATGTTTTATAATCAATTATTCTGCTTTCTTGTTTAGGTTGTGGTTCTACTTGTTTAACAACTGGCTTAGCAACTGGTCTAGCTTTATTAATAACTCTCATTGTTTCAATAAACTTTTTAAGAGGGTTTCCAAGCTCACCTAAAAATTGGTATAAGTTTTCCTTCTCAAATTGGAAAGCTCTTTTAGCAAATTTTGCAATTTTTTCTGCAATTTGATCAATACCTTTATTCATGATGAGATTGGTATCAGCCTCATATAATTTATCAGGTTCATAATTTAAAGTCTTTGCTTTATCACCTATTAAGAAGCGATTAACCTCTGTGTATAATTTAATAATAGTATCTTTGTATTGATCAGCTTGGTTGATTATATTATTTAACAAATCCAAATCAACAGCTACTTTAATTTTCTTGTCTTTAAGATTATTAATACTAGCATTTAACTTTGTTAAAGCTTGTTCGCCATGTACTTGCTGGATATTTGTTTCAGATTCCTGAAGTTTTGCTACCGGTGCAGTTGCTGGTGTTGTTTGTTTTTGTGTATTTATTGTGGTTGATATATCTGTGTTTTCTCTATTATCTATGTTGGTTACTGTTGAATGTTGAACTATTAAAGAAAGTGCTTTTAAATTTTCAATCATAGATGGATACACAGCACTTATATCACTAACCTCTTCTTTCTCTTCAACCACTTTATTATCTTCCTTTAAACCATCTAAAAATGCTTTAAATGCCTCTAGTTCTTTGGTTAACTCTTCCTTTTTTTCTATTTCATTTTTATTAAGGAAAGTTATAGCTTCTGTTATTAATTTTAGAATAACTTCTTTCTCTTCGTTTTTTTCAACAGCCACCTTAATAGAACTAAATATTTCACCAAGCATAACCCAATTAACATTCTTTTCAGTTTCTTCACCTGCTTTAGCAACAACCCCTTCTGCTAGAATTCTATCAAATTCAGAATATAATCTATTTATAACCGGTTTTATTTGTGTCATTGAAAGAGCAACTTGTGCCTTTCTTATATAATGATTGATTAATCTACCCAATATAGAATCATTCCAACCTGTTTCATTATAAAATGGACCACCATCTTCTTTTATTAATTCATATTTATTTAAAATGAAATCATTTTTAGTTTCATTTAGTTTGGTATTTCTTATGAAGTCGTCTCTTCTTGATAAATATTTCATGTTTGTAAATTATATTTTTATTATATATTAAATAATTTAATGGTAAAATGTAATTTATTTTTAAAAAAAGTTTGGAAATATGAAAATGAATATATATATTTATAAAAAATAAGAAACTATGGAAGCTTTGAATTTAGATAAGATCATTTGTATCAACTTGAAATCTAGCAATGAGCAATTATTTGCTATATCTGAAGAATATGGATTAGGATTTGATATATTATTTGATATGAAAAAAACATTTAATAAAATGTGGATTTTATTAAATGGTTCTGGTAACCCAACTCTAATAAGAGAGAGTGCTGGGAGATTTCTAGTTTTTAGTGAACTTGATAATATACAAAGAGAAGCTATCAAGCAAATTAAACCTATTAAGACACCAAAAATCAGAAAGACTGCTGAAACTTTAAGATTATATAAATTATATGTAGAGCAAGGTTATGATTTATACATCCCATCTTTAGATCAAAAATTAGGATTGGGTAAAACATATGAATTGGTTTCTGAGAGTAAAGTAGAATTAAACCAGATTTCTAAATCTAAATTAGAAATATTAATGCAAGAAGCAGTTGCTGAAGAAAATTATGAGTTAGCAGCATCCTTAAGAGATCAATTAAATTCATTATAAAATAACTTATTTGATATTTTTCATATAATTGATATGTATATATTTTTTATATATACTATATAAAAAAATTAATTAATATTGGAAAATAAAGTTAAATTTGGGCAATTTTATACTAAGCGATCAAATTATATAATTGGTAATTTACTTAATGATATACCTAAAAATTATATAGTTGTAGAGCCATTTTGTGGTGAAGGGGATTTACTTATATTTGATAATGAATATGAAATATATGATATTGATCCGAAAATAGATGGGTGTGTTGAGAGAGATATGTTGTTGAAACCAATAGATTATAATAATAAGATTGTCATAACTAACCCTCCCTTTTTAGCAAGAAATAAAAATAGTGATAAAACTATATATGATTTATATAATGTTGGTGATTTATATAAAGCAGCTATAAAAAGTATATTAGGATGTATTGGTGGTATATTGATAATACCATTAAACTTTTTTTGTGATGAGGATAATAAAATACGTGATTTATTTTTCAAAAGGTTTGATATAATACGATTAAATATATTTGAGGAAACTGTTTTTGATGATACATCATATACTATATGTTCTTTTTCATTTAAATTAAAAAATGATAATTCAGATAGTGATATGATTGAGTGTTGTTTTTTCCCTGATAAAAATATAAAACATCTAGAATTGAAAAAAGCATCTGGTTGGAGAATTGGTTCAGACTTTTTGGATATTATTAATAGTGTGGAAAATCCTGGTATAAAAAGACTTAGAATTGGAGGAGTTCCGAATTCCAATTTATATCTTAGGGCTATTGACACTGGTTCAAATAATGGTAGAATATCATTAAGTATAAATGATAAGCATTATTATGGTAAAGAAAGTGATAGATCATTTGCTACTCTCGTAATGGATAAAAATTACACGATTGATCAACAGGTAATAATATGTGATAAATTTAATGACTTGATTGAAATGTATAGAGAGAAATATAATTCTATGTTTTTGACAAATTTTAGAAATTCAACATCATCATATGCTAGAAAGCGAATATCATTTGATGTTGCATATAAGTTGATTAGTTATGTGGTTAAGGATTTGGGATTTTAAATTTAAATAATCCATTCTTCTGTTAAAATTGAATTTATTGTATGTATTTTTACTTTATCATTTAATAAGTGCATTGTTTCTGATTTAAATTTATTAGTTTGGTAATAATCACCATCTGCTAATAAAACAAATCTATTATTATCATTATTATTTTGGATGTATTTATTTGATTCTTCTAAAAATAGTATTGCATCATTACTTTGGTTATCCTGTGCTCCACCATTGACTTCCTTTGTGAATTTGCAAAAATAATTAATATTTAGACCATTTGTTTCTTCTAAAAAGTCTATAGATTTTACACTAGATTGTGTTTTTTTAGGGGCAATTTTTGTTATTGTTGAATTATATACAAATCTAACATTATTACCTGATGTTGGTAAATTTTTAATTTTTTTACCATATTTCTTTAAAATAAAAAATTGTAATTTTTCATAAATATTTTGTCTACCTAAATTTTTCATAAAATTTGCACAGAACAAATCACTATTTTTTATTTCATTTTTTATTTCAGTAATATCAATATATGTGCCAGTATTTTCTATAAAGGTATATATTTTCTTCTCTATTTCTTCATTATCTATATTTTCTCTTACGTATTTTAATTTATCCTTATACATTAATTTACTAATATAATTTTTTATTTCTAATAAAGTTGATTTCCTATCCATGAAGAATATTTCATTATTGTCAAATATTATATAAGGTAATATAATTTCTTCTATAATATAATCTATATTTGATAATTGATTTAGTGTGGAATTTTTTTTATTTAAATCTTTCAAGTTTAAAGTATTAAATGAATATAATATGTTTAAAATAATTATATTCGTTTTGGACTAAAAAGTTGTTTATTTTAAAATAAATAATTTATTAAATGTTTAAAATTATGAGTTAGTAGCTTCTTTAAGAGATCAGATAAATTATAGAAACTCGTTATATTTTAATATCTTATCTTGATTGATATTTTCGAAATTATATGAAGTTCTTTCTAATTTATCAATCATTTTTTTATTTTTTTGTTTCATTTTATTTATATAGTCAAAAAAATTCTTTTCATAGTTGATATTATTATTTTTCAGAACATAAATACTGAATTCTTTTAATATATCTTCATGGTCTTTATCATTTTTAAGTTTTTTTAATATTTTCACAGGTTCTATTTTTGATAGAAAATTCAAATCTTTATATATTTTGGTATTTTTTATAAAAACATTTACATTTTCAACCCCTCTTGTGTGAGAGTTTTCAATTTCTCTATTTAATTGTTGTATTCTAGATCTTATTTCATGTGGGAATGATAAATATATCAGATATGATATATCTTGCCAATTTTGTGAATTTTTGAATTTTTTATCTATCCTTTTCAATTCAGAATCCATTAAAAAAGAATTAGCTATATTTCTACCATCAGATATTGTTAAATATTTTTCTATTGTATGTAATAGCTCATGTTCTATTGTTCCTGATATATTATTATCTATTAGTTTTCTAGCTGATATTTCGGATGGTGATAATTCTAATTCTAAATTTAAGACAAGATTTTTTATAGTATTATTATTTATTATTAACGAATTTAAATTTACATTACCATAAAAACGATTAGATAGTTTTATATTTATTTCATCGTTTATAAAATTTATACCACAAGTTGTTGGTATTAATGACTTTAATGATATTGAACCATTCAATATCAATCTACCTATATTTTGATTTATTAAGTTGATTATTTCATCGGATATTTCTTTGGTTATTTTATTGTACCCATATCTTTCAAACAGTATAGTATCATAATTTTGTAGTAGTAGTATCATTATTTATATATTATTTATTATATATGCCATGACGGCATTATGACCGTAAAGGGAAACTTCAGGGTTTTCTTGGTGAAAATAAACGTCAATTCACCATTCACAGCTTTATGTTGCATCCCATGACCGAATGGGCGATCTGCTACGATTATCTTATTTTACGGTCTCCTGTTGTCATGCCGTGGACAGAGCAGGAAATTTTGTAGCATCCGATGTTTCCCTATATCAAATTTTCCAAATATAGGTTTTAGTCAACTAAAACTATAGACGTTCATTTAATTCTTTATTGACTTTAAGAATAAGGGGCAACCAGTTTAAAGACCTCAATTTAGAGGTATATATAAAATAATAGTCTTTCCCTATGAAA